GTACGGGAAAGGCGTATCCAAACCCGTCTGCCGCAAGGGCTGCTGGCGTTAACAACTTTATGTACAACGCACCTTCAGGAATCAATGTAGATTGGTCCTACTGGGATCAGTTTGCGCAGCCGGAACCTGCGCCTGTAGAAGTTGCGGAGATCGAGGTTGAGTCTCAGGAATTACCCTTTGAGCCGACAACCTATACGCCTACCCCAGCCCCAACACCAGAGCCAAGTCCTGAGCCAGCAGCGGCCCCTGCTGCTGCCGCTCCGCCTCCGCCTCCGCCTCCGCCTAAACGGCCATCGGTATCGCGCTCAAGAAGCGAATCTAAACCCAAACCTCAGCCAGTCAGAATAGCAAGTCGGGAGGAGTGGGAAAAACAAGGAACCTATATGCACGGAGCGGGGCATTCTGGGCGTAATGCCGGAAAATCCCTGCGTGGTGATCGCAATAACGATGCCTACTACGCAAATTATGTCCGCGTAATGAATGAGGCTAACAAGTCAGGCAATTACTCGCATGCCAAGGAAGTTAACCGGGCACATAGCCTTCCGAGATGAACCTAGATGAGTTTGTAACAAAAGCCAAGGAATATCTCCCTACCGCTACTTTGGAAGAGAGTGGCAAGTTTTACCAAAACCTTCTTCAAAAAAACTACGACAAAGCCGTAGTTGCCGAACTAGCAAAAATTGACCGCTGGTTTCTTCTCATAGTACTTCTGAATCGGAAGGATGCCGTTCATCCATGGTTATATAACCGTTGTAGAGAGATTGAGAAGAATCCAGACGGCCATCTCGACTTGTGGGCCCGTGGCCATTACAAGTCAACACTCATTACCTATGCTGGCGCAGTTCAGGAAATCCTGAAGGACCCAAACATAACGATAGGCATCTTTTCTCATACAAGACCTATCGCGAAGGGGTTCCTTAAACAGATTAAGCGCGAGTTTGAGGTTAATGATTTTCTTCGGGACCTGTTTCCAGACATTTGTTACCCAAATCCACGTCAAGATTCACCGCAATGGGGTGAAGACGCCGGGATCATTGTTAAACGGAAGTCAAACCCTAAAGAAGCAACAGTAGAGGCGTGGGGGTTGGTAGATGGTCAACCAATCTCCCGCCACTACGACCTTCGTATTTACGATGACGTTGTAACCCGTGACTCGGTTAACACGCCAGAGCAGATTTCAAAGACAACAGAGGCTCTTGACCTGTCGCAAAACTTGTCAGGGGGTTCAAACCGGGAGTGGTACATCGGCACTCGTTACCACTATGCCGATACTTACCGAGACCTGATCGAGCGTGGAACTCCCATGCGGGTGTATCCAGCAACTAAATCAGGTACTCCTGATGGTGAGCCTGTTCTTCTTAATCAGGAAGAGTGGGATAAAAAGAAGTTATCCATGGGTCAGTACGTTCTAGCCTGTCAGATGTTGCAGAACCCGATTGCAGGCTCCGAGCAGGTCTTCGATCCCGAGTGGATCAGAAGGGCAGAGGTAAGACCTCGCGTTCTTAACATTTACATTCTCTGCGACCCTGCGCACTCAAAAAAATCAACCTCAGACAGAACCGCTATTGCGGTCATTGGAGTTGATCATGCGTACAACAAATTTTTACTCGATGGGCTTTGTCATCGCCTCAACTTAAAAGAGCGCTGGCAATCATTGTCAAAGTTCAGAACCAAGTGGCTTCGGCAGACTGGAATTCAAATAGTGAAGGTCGGATACGAGCGATACGGGAAAGATTCCGATATCGAGCATTTCAAGGAAATGATGAAGATCGAAAACAACTACTTCCCCATCGAGGAACTGGCATGGCCAAGAGAAGGGCCCGGTTCTAAACGGGATCGAGTACAGAGACTTCAGCCTGATTTTGAGAACTGGCGCTTCTTCTTGGCCCCCAGTGGCGATCACGTCACCTCTAGGCAAAGAAAAGCCTTCGAGAGCGGTGACGCATCACTAATCATCCGCCCCATCAAGCAAAAAGATGAAACAAACCGAGTGTACGACCTGACTGAGCGCATGATTGAAAACGAATACAACCTTTTCCCGGCTGTACACGTTGACATGCTTGATGCGATGTCACGCATCTATGACATTGAAGCATCTCCACCACGAACAGTGTTCCAAGACGATCTGGAACCGGAGGCTCTACCAGCATTTTGAGTACACCAGAACAAATCGCGGCTGCCTTCATGGCTCACTTCGTTGATGCTCCTGTAGATGAAATAGAGGAGTTGGAAATTACCAGAGCGCTTGGTCTGCTAATTAGACAAGTCGCCATAGAAACCGTAGACATCTTAGAAGACGATCACAGAGTACTGCACTAATGCCAATTCAAGGAAAAGTTAAAACACGAAATTACTCTTGGAGAGAACTTGTAGATAAAAGCGCAGGCCCAGAGCCGCCAGTCCCAGTTTACAAATTTCCCGGGAGAACTTTGTCTGAAAACCCGAGACGCCCATATGGGCCAAAGAGGTAATCATGGAAAAAATTAAAGAGTGGTGCAAAAACAATCCACGGGGTGCTGCTGTTGCAGGCATCGTAATCATAGTAGTCATTATCTTGGCGGCCAGCGAATGAAAGTTTTGGTTGACTCCCATAAGAGGGGGATGATGCAGGAGGCGGCAATCACTTCACTGGTTAAGAACGTGGGTGATATGTTGTATAAGCACTACCCTGATCACCTATGGGCGGTCGGCCCCAGCAATGATTACTCCATGTTAGCCATTTGGAACGAAGACCTTTCGTCGCGGTATGGAATGTGGATCGATGTCGCCAAAATTGACCCTGATTACAAGAACATTGTGACGTGGGCTGGAGAACTGTTGGAGCGCGCCAGCGTTACTAGGGGCCGCGCGAACCTAGACGAACTTGCTTCTCTGGAGCGCAACGTACTTGGGGAAGCAAAATTCGATGAGTGAAGTCCCATTAAATGATCAGTTAGAGAGGAAAGACCCTTGGCTAACGCTTGCAAGAGAAGCGTATCAGTCCTCTACTTCCTATTTGGATGCCAACTATCGACGTCAGTGGGAAAGAAATATTTCCCTATTTCAGTCGGAACACCCAACCGGCTCCAAGTACCATTCAGGTCAGTACCAGCATAGATCAAGGCTATTCAGGCCAAAAACTAGGTCCTCAATACGGACTAACGAGGCTGCGGTAACCGCAGCCTTTTTTGCAACTGAGGACGTTGTTTCGGTTTATCCGCAGAATGACTCTGATCCCGAGCAAAGAGCCTCGGCAATCATCTTAAAACATCTGCTTCAGTATCGACTTACCAAGACGATTCCTTGGTTCCAAACCTTAGTCGCCGCTTATCAGGAAGCACTTGTGTTTGGCTCTGTCATATCTCATCAGTATTGGGATTACAAAGAGATCAAGTCAAAGCGCAAGGTCCCGCTTCTGGACGAGCAGGGGGCTCCTGTTCTTAATGAAGACGGCACCGTAGCCGAGGACACCGAAGAAGACGTTGAGGTCATAAAAGATTGTCCTTCAATTCGTTTGGTCGCTTCTGAAAACTTCAGGATCGACCCAGCAGCGGAGTGGATTGATCCGATTGGCACTTCCCCGTTTGTTATCGAAGTCATTCCAATGTATCTGCAAGATGTTCTGGAGAGGATGGAAGAGATCGATCCTAAAACCAATGAGCCAAAATGGCGTCGTCTTGATGTAGGGAAACTTCTCAACGCTTCTAAGTCATCAGAATTTGATTCGACTCGGCAGACACGCCAAGGCAAGCGTCAGGACCCAATATCTGAGAGGAGAGAGGATACCTCCGAATACACCACAATCTTTATTCACAAAAATATTGTTCGCAAGGGGAGCAAAGACTGGATTTTTTATACGGCTGGCACTGAATACCTGCTGACCGACCCCAAGCCCCTTAAAGAAGTGTATCCACATCTTCGTGATGGCGAACGCCCGTATGTTATGGGTAACTCTGTCATTGAGGCGCATAAGGTTTATCCAGCGTCTATGGTGGAACTGACACAGGACCTTCAAACCGCTGCAAACGATATCGCAAACCAACGTGCAGATAACGTGCAACTGGTTCTCAACAAGAGATACCACATCAGACGAAGCGCGAATATCGATATTCACGCATTGAAGCGGAGCGTCCCGGGTGGCTCAGTAATGATGGATGACCCACATACTGATGTGGCAATGATCCCTACTCCAGACGTTACCAGTTCTGCTTACGAGGAGCAGGACCGACTGAACATTGATTTCGATGATATTGCTGGCAACTTCTCTCAGGGAAGTGTCCAGAGCAATCGAATGCTCAATGAAACGGTTGGTGGAATGGAGATGCTGTCTTCAAACGCAAACAGCATCATGGAATACATGATTCGGACCTTTGCGGACACATGGCTAGAGCCTGTTCTGATGCAAATCGTTCGATTAGAGCAGTACTACGAAACTGACGAAGTTGTCCTGACCGTGGCCGCGAACAGGGCGGAACAGGATGAAAATGTAGAGCCCGGTTTCTATCAACGTTTCACGGATCAGGATATGGATGACATGTTGCGCCACGAGATGACTATTGGCGTGAACGTGGGAACTGGAGCAACAGACCCAGTTAGAAAAATCGAGCGTCTTTTGCTTGGTATTAGGACCATGGGAGAGATCAACCCAGACATTATCTCTTACCTGAATCAAGCAGAGGTGACCAAAGAAGTCTTTGGCGCTCTTGGTTACAAAGATGGAAAACGGTTTATTGCCGAGGAAGAGCAGTCCCGACTCATGGAGATGCAGGGTCAGATAGAAGAATTAACTCAAGTGGTTCAGCAACTCACGGATCAGGGTACTGGGAAGCAGATCGATGCACAGGCAAGAATTCTTGCGGCACAGATCAAGGGTCAGTCCGACATTCTCGCAGCGAAAGAAAAAGCAACGGGCGATATTACATCTACCCAGATTGCTTCAGAGACGCGAGAACGCATGGATCACCTCAAGCACCAGATATCTCTTATCGAAACTCGGCTTAAAGCAGAAAAGAATGACATCACAAGGGGAGAACTTCTTCTTCAGAAAGAAGCCCTCGTACACAAGATGCTTATGGAAGAGCCCAACATCGGTATATCCCCGGGCAATGACGAAGGTAAGCAAATGTCTGATGTTTTAATGAATGACAGGTACGGGAAGATACCCGCCGCAGAGGGTTAATGGATCAAACCGAATTATTGATTGCGGAGGCAAGACTTGGCCTCCAAACCAAGGAGTTTTTGAACTCCCCACTAGGTAAATACATCGTAGGTCGCGCTGCAAAGTCCCGAGAGGAGGCTTTTGAAGCGTGGATTAAAACCGAGGCCCACGATGAGGACACTATCAGGGAGTTGCAATTCCGCGCTAGGTTGCCTCAGATCGTCATGGCATGGCTGGACGAGGCTATTAACCAAGCAAAACATGCAGAGGAGACTCTGACCGAAATAACGGAGTAAAAAATGGACGCTATCCAAGAACAGGACGTTTCCGAACAAGAAGAAATCGTTGAGGAAGAGGCTCAATTGCTTCCCCACGAAGCAGAACTCGAAAGAATTGCTGCAATGGTGGAGGAAAAACCAGTTGAAGAGGAATTAGAGGTAGTAGAGGAAGAGGAGGTTCTGACCCCCGCTTACCAGAAAGATGACAAGTGGTATGTCACCGCGAAGGTAGACGGGGAAGTTGTCGAGGTTCCTTATGATGATTTGCTTTCGCAATATCAAAAAAACACTACTGCTGATAAAAGACTTCAGGAGGCCGCAGAACGCCAAAGAGAATTGGCGGAATATGAAGGCCAACTGAATTCGTATCGGGCTCAACTTGAAGCCCAAAATCGACCATCGAAAGACGTCGAAAAACAACAATCGCCATCTTCGGACGCGAATACTGATGCTCTCTATGAGCAATACCACGATGCCCTTTTCCAAGCGGATGAAGCGAGAGCAAGTCAATTGCTTAAACAAATCCGCGCTGCTGAACAGCCGAGGGAGCCCGATATTGATGTCAATTCAATTATTGAGCGAACCAAGGCGGAGATGCGGGAAGAGGAGAAACAGGCCCGTGAACGCGGCTATGAAGTACGCCGACAGCAAGCAGTCGAATTATTTAAGGATGAATTTTCCGACATTGCTGACGACTCATCATTGCTGGCTGTAGCGGACCGTCGTTCTGCTGAACTTTATCAGGAAGACCCTACCCGGGACCCGTGGGAAATCATGCAGGAGTCGGGCAAATATGCTCGTGAATGGGTGATGCGATACGTTGAAGAACTGGGCGGGAAACCAAAAGATAAACAACGCCAAGAGCGTAAGCAGAGCATGGATGAGGTTACTCCAAAAAACGTTCGAGCCAATATTGGTGAGGACCTTGAGGAGCCAACTTATTCCGATGTCATCGCGGAGATGAAAAAAGAGCGAGGGCAACCCGCTTAATCTCCTAGTAATTTCACAATCATTTTGAGGTAACACAACCATGGCAGGACAAGTATGGGGTACCAGTAGCCTTGGCGGCTATATGTACTCGCTTAACCTATCCAAGGAATTGCGTATCGCCTTACGTCCGATTGTGAAGTTTCGTCAGTTCGCGGATGTCAAGGACGCCGCGCACCAAGGTCTCAACAAGGGCGACACTTTCCATTGGAACGTGTACAGCACTGTTGCTACCGGAGGTGCGGCTCTCACCGAAGGCACTGCGATTGCTGAAACGAACTTCACGATCACGCAGGGTACGATGACCATCACTGAGATGGGGAACTCGATTCCATTCACTTCCAAACTAGACGATTTGTCTGAGCACCCGATTAAGGAGATTATCCATAAGGTGTTAAAGGTAGATTGCGCTCAGGTGGTTGATGATTTGGTCGCAGACCAGATTGATACAACTCCTTTGCGTGTTGTTCCTACCGCTGGCACGGCTACCGATGCGGTCACTTTGACCACTAACGGTACTGCTACGCTGACAAACAACGTCGCATTGGGCAAGGACCACGTCAAAGCAATCGTAGACGTGCTTAAAGAAAGAAATATCCCGGCTTTCAGCGGGGACGACTATTTCTGTCTAGCATGGCCTACGACTTTCCGTGAACTCAAAAACGATCTGGAGTCGATCAATCAGTACGTCGAATCCGGTTTCCAGATGATCCGTAATGGTGAGACTGGTCGTTATGAGGGTGTACGCTTTGTCGAGCAGACGTATCGTGCCAAAGGCGGAGCCGCCTCTGGTATGGGTACTGCTGCCGGTGCTTGGACCAACTCCAAGTCCGACTGGGCGATTTTCATGGGTGCTGACACTGTAGCCGAGGCGGTTGCTATCCCCGAAGAAATTCGAGGAAAGATTCCGACCGACTATGGTCGTTCCCGTGGTATTGCGTGGTACTACCTAGGGGGCGCTGGCCTCGTTCACTCTGCTGCTGCACAGGCCCGCGTCGTAATGTGGGACTCTGCTGCTTAAAGGAGAAACTTATGGCACAGTCAACTCAGGGTGTGGGCGTAAAAAGTGGTCTTTCTGATCAACAGAAGATTACTTCGTCCATGAAAGACTTAGGTCTTGCTTCCAAAGGTCCCGGGCAGAAGCCTGAAGGCGTTGGTTCGTCTTCAAGCGGCCCTCATGGGACTCGTGTGGATGGCGGTCCTAAGTAAACACCACTCCAACAAGAGAGGAAGGGGGGTTCGCCCCCCTTTTTCTTTGGAATATTTAAATGGCAAATAAAAATTTACAGCAGTCACCTCTGCCTAAGTTGAAGAAAAAGGTTTCTTGGAAAACTGTTGCTGATATTGATAAGTCAACAGTAGCGTTTCGAGACGGCGATGGTGGTTCAGATTTCGATGAATATCAATCAGTAAGCAGGCCAATGAAGGCGCATCACGTTTCCGGGGAAGAGTGGGAGACAGGTGTTGTAGGTGCGCAAGATATCCACTCGGATAGGCTCGGAATGACTTGGCCTACCCGTGTAAGACCCATCAGATTCGGAAGTTAAGTCATGCCAGCAGATGCGGATGTACAAGGGGGGTATGGGGCTGGCGGAGTTGGCGCTGGCATGGGATCGGGAGTTGGAAACGCTGATCCAGACGGCCCAGCATTTGATCCATCTGCGGCCCCAGTCGGCGTAAACACTGACACTGGTGTAAACATTGACTACGGTTCCAGTTTGTCTACTGGCCAACTAAATCACAGTGTTTTCGATCCCGGTGTTGTCCGCTCTCACCCAGATACAAACCCTGCGAACAATCCCGGTATTGGCTATGGCATTCAGGACGTAGATATTGATGTCGATTACGGGTACTACGATGGCTTTGGTGCAGTTGAAGATGCAATGCGATCCCCGGCATTTTCGCCAAACTTTAATGCTGTAGAAAATGCAATGCGGTCACCCTCCATTGCGCCGAGTTTCGACACTGTCGAAAACGCAATGCGGTCACCGGCGATATCGCCAAGTTTTGATGTCGTCGAAAACGCAATGCGATCCCCGGCAATTTCTCCGAACTTCAATGCTGTAGAAAACGCAATGCGATCTCCGGCAATTTCTCCTAATTTTGACGCAGTTGAAAATGCAATGCGATCCCCGGCAATTTCTCCGAATTTCGACGCGGTTGAAGATGCAATGCGATCTCCCAGTTTGCTTGGGACAAACTTCGACGCAGTTGAAAATGCAATGCGTTCTCCAACTCCGGGCACCGCCGTAGAGACAGAAAGCACCGCACCCCCAACATCTGTAACAGGAACTGCCCCGGTTCGAGATTACAGAGGAACACCATCAATTACGACAGGTCCGACAGTGAGTCCAACTGTAGACCCCGTTCAAGAGGCTAGAACTAAGCAGATGCGGGCCATCTCTGTAGTGCAGGGCTGGCGGGACCTTTTTGATAAATCCAAGAAAGCATGGGGCCCGTTCAAAAACTTTGCCCCGGCATACAACCAAAGAACAAAAACAGCAATTGTCAAAGACCTGTACGACAAATATGGGCCTGCATTGCAAGAAGCGACGAAGGAATACAGTAAGCAGGTTAATGCGCAGATTGAAGACGAGGGACTGGGGTGGAGAGGTTTGCGTCCCGGGTACGGTGTAATCCGAGGTCTTATGGGTTTAATAGGGTTAGAGGAAGAGCATACCCATCCGGCTCATCAAGCACTGCTGGACATGATGGAAGACGCTGGCCTGATTGATAAAGATTATGGTGAGGGGCAAACCGAAACTGAAAAACGGATGGCTTGCGAGTCAAAAGGTTACAAGTGGGACTCTGATCTACAAGCCTGCATTAAATCTGGTAGTGACATTTGATTCGAGTAAGCCGAGTACCTGAAAAAAACTGGAAACAACTTTCTGACAACGATCTTGGGGGCAAGCGCAAGAACACCGTTTGCCTAGTGCGATATGGTGGTTTTGGCGACTTAGTTCAAATCACCTCGCTCTTCCCTCTTATTAAAGCGCAAGGAAAAAAACTTTGCGTAAATGTCACTGAAAACGGCGTTGATCTCCTCCATAGCGATCCACACATAGACGAATTGCTAATCCAAAATACTGATCAAGTTCCCAACGCTGAACTTGGCCCGTACTGGAAACGTCTTGGAGAACTGTTTGGTGAGTTTTACAACCTCGGCGGCGTAATTGAGCAGAACCTACTTTGCTTGCCTAATCAGGACATATACAAATGGCCGCATGAGAAGCGCCACAAGAAACTAAACAAGAACTATTCCGAAGCCATACATGACGTGGCAAACGTGGAACATATATTCAAGTTTAAGTTTCACTCGACAAGTTCTGAGAGAAAGTGGATTAAGAAGCAGCGCAAGAAGATGAGGCTCGATGGTAGTTACACGATCCTCGTAACACTCTCAGGCTCCTCTGTACACAAGGCTTATCCCTTCATGGATAACGTTATTGCTCGAATGCTCCTCACCAATCCCCGAGTGAAGTTTGTCATGGTCGGGGACGAAGCATGCAAGTTACTGGAAAGTGGTTGGGAGAATGAAAAACGTGTATTTCTGAGAAGCGGTAAATGGAGTATCAGGGAAACGCTGGCGTTTGCGCAGGAGTGCGACATGGTGGTTGGCCCTGAGACCGGGGTCCTCAACGCAGTAAGCACAGAAGACCTCGCAAAAGTTGTTCTTCTATCGCACTCATCTAAAGAAAACCTAACGAAGCACTGGATTAATACCACCGCGATTGAGCCAGTAGATGTCGATTGCTACCCGTGTCATCAAATGCACTACGGTTTCAAACATTGCAATCGGGACTTACGCACAGGCGGCGCAATGTGTGCTGCGAACATAACTCCAGATGACGTTGTTAACGCCATCGAGGGCCACATAAAACTGAAATATGAATTTCCTAGAATTAGCGCAAACGGTTAGGCAAGAAGTCGGCATCTCTGGCACAGGTCCATCAACTGTGGTCGGTCAGGAAGGTCAGTTAAAGGTCATTGTCGATTTTGTTGCTGAGGCCGACTACCAGATTCAGTCTCTTTGGCATGACTGGGATTTTTTGTGGTCTCAATACAGTTCCACACTGTCCACAGGGACAAGAGAGCCAGCAGTTGGGAAACCTACTGACTTTAGTAATTGGGATATGCGTTCTTTTTATCTTGATTACACATCAGATGACTCCACAAACCTCGCTCCTTTAAGTTATGTGGACTGGAGGGCGGACTATAGGCAGGGTACGGCGACCAACTCTACGCCTACATATGTAGTTATCCAGCCGGATAACAATGCAATAGTTGATCCCCCGCCAGATAAGGCTTACACGATCACAGCCGACTATTGGAAGACGCCCACCCGAATGACGGCCAACACAGATGAGTCGGCTATTCCTACGCAGTACCACAGAATCATTGTAGCAAGAGCAAAATCGTTCTGGGCAGAAAGAGAGGAAGCCCCGGAAATTTTAGTTGCCTCCTCTGCGGAATATCAGGACCTTCTCGACAAACTTGAGTCACAGTCACTTCCGGGTCAGAGAGCGCGAAGATTTGGTAATGACGACTTCGATCAGGTTGTCCGTCCCGTATGACTAATATCTATTCCGATTTAGTTCAACGGTCCCGAATACCGGGATCGTCTATGCGGATCAAGTACTTCCCCTTCAAGGGAGGGGAGGTCCTAACTGATCCTGCGTTGTCGCAGCAGCCGGGTAGCCTATTGTTCGGGAAGAATTATGAGGTTTACCCAGAAGGTGGCTACAGGCGAATTGATGGGTTTGAAAGGTTCGACGGAAGAACGAAACCATCCGAAAGCCTTTACTGGATTTTGGAGTTTGAAACTGGCTCAACTGCTGCCGTAGATACCGACACTATCACTGGCGCTACGTCAGGAGCCACAGCAGAACTTATCGCAGATGCGGTAGTAGAAAGCGGCTCATACGCGGGTGGAGATGCTGTTGGCTACATGGCTGTCGCGCTACTGACAGGTGCTTTCACTGTAGGCGAGAACATTCAAGTTAGCGCGTCTACTGTGGCTGTAGTGAAGACTGCCGAAAATGTTCTCGGCGCAACTACAGATGCCTTGGACGCTACTTATTCTCAAGCCTCAATCGAAAGAGCGAGAACAAAAATCGGCACTGTTCCGGGGTCGGGTGCAATGCGCGGGGTCTGGGTTTATAACGGATCGACCTATGCGTTTCGTGACAACGCGGGGGCAACTGAAACCAAGATGTACAAGTCGTCCACATCAGGATGGACGGCTGTCGATCTAGGTCAATACATCAGATACAACACTGGCTCCGTTGCTGTTTCGGAAGGAGACACAATCACTGGAGCGGTATCTGGCGCTACCGGAGTTGTTCGACGTGTAACAATTACCACAGGAACCGTTGGAACCAGTGACGCTATTGGGGTCTTCGTGCTTACAGGAGTCACCGGGACATTTCAGTCTGCGGAAAACCTCGAAGTCAGTTCTTCTACTGTCGCAGTTTCAACAAGCGCCTTAGTCACGATCTCTCTCGTTCCCGGTGGTCGGTATGAATTCGTCAACTATAACTTTGGCGGTTCTACCTCAACCAACCGCATGTATTGGGTTGATGGATTTAACACGGCGTTTGAGTGGGACGGCACTTACGCAGTGCCGCTGTTTACCGGGATGTCAGTTGATACCCCTAAACACCTTGCTGCGCATAAGAACCATCTGTTTCTAGCCTTCCATAAAGGCTCTTTACAGCATTCTTCTATATCTGATCCATATGGGTATAGCGTTGTAACTGGCGCTTCCGAGATTGGTACTGGCGATGAAATTACTGGGCTTCAGGTGATGCCCGGGGATGCAATGGCTGTTTTCAACCGTAATCGTATTTACATCCTTTACGGAGCCAGTTCGTCCGACTGGAACTTAAAAACCTTCTCTGACAATTCAGGTGCTGCTGAGTGGACGATTCAAAACCTCACTGAAACCATGTTTCTGGACGACAGGGGAATTACAACCTTCTCAGCGGTGAATGCTTACGGCGACTTTTCAATGAACGCTATAAGCAAAAAAATAAAACCGTTAATTGATCAGAAAAAAGGATTATCCATATCGTCAATCAGGGTAAGAAGTAAAGGCCAGTACCGAATATTTTTTAACGATGGAACGGCAATTTACGCGACGTTTTCTGGAAACAAACTGGCGGGTTTTATTAGGATCGATCTAGGAAAGGTCGTATATACCGTTTGCTCTGCTGAAGACGCTTCAGGAAATGAAATCTTGTTCTTCGGCTCTGCTGATGGGTACATCTACCAAATGGACTCTGGAACCTCTTTTGATGGGTCAGCAATTGAGGCGTTGTTGCGGTTTTCGTATTACCACTTCGACTCACCCACTCGTGACAAGCGCTTCAGAAAGATTCAGTTTGAGATGTCTGGCGATTCCAGCATTTCACTTCAGTTCCAACCCGACTATTCCTACTCAGACCCAGATGTTCCGGCGGCAAGAACAAGAAGCCTAAACATCGATGGAAGTGGTGGCTATTGGAACATCGATAACTGGGATGACTTTAACTGGACGGGACAGATTGTTTCCACCTCAGAAGAAAACCTTGACGGGATCGGAACCAACATGGGGATGCTGATCTTGTCTGAAGCAACATATGAACAGCCTCACATCCTACAGGGTGTGACGGTGCATTACAGTCCACGGAGGATACGCCGTTAATGGCTAACGATTACTACACCAGACAAGGCTCCTATACGAAAGGAACACTCGCAAGAGGCGACGTTGTTAAGTCCGATTACGATGCTTTGGTTACCGCATGGGACTTGGGCCAAACGAACATCAAACGTGCGCTCAAACTTCCCGAAGAAGGCTCACCCCAGACAGACTGGAAGATTACCGAAAACGCCACTAACAGGTCGGGGAAGGTAATCGGGTTCGATTCTTCTGGTGATTTAGAACTCCAGACCGGGGTAGGTAACTGGGAAGGTACTTGGGCCACAGCGACTGCCTACTCCCTGCGCGATGTCGTTGTAGACGGCGCGGCAGGAGCGAGTACCGACAACCTCTATATATGTATCGTTGCCCATACCTCTGGCACTTGGTCAACTGATCTAGCCGCCGCAAAGTGGGAACTGATGGTCAACGTCAGCGAAGCCCGAGACTGGGCGCGTAAGACTGACGGCATTGTTGATTCGACAGATTACAGTTCCAA